ATTCCAAGAAAGAATCCACCAATAAAAGAAAGGTTAAATGCCATGAACAAAAGACTTCAGGATCACGAAGATGATTGGCAACCTTATGTTAAAGTTGATTTGAGTTGTACTACTATAATTGATTCATTAGAACAGACTCAAACCAAAGATGATGGTATTGACAAATCGCAGAACATAGAACACATGAGCGATGCAGTTAGTTATAGGGAAGTCTATAAATATCCCGCCAGGAAAGTAAAAATAGGTATGGTAAGTTTATACTAAAGGACAATTATGGCAACAATACAAGATTTTATAAAAGGAAACAGAATTGGGTTTCAGCAAATAAAAAAAGACAAGTGGAGAAGCGACAGAGAAAAGGCTATAAATTATCTCTATGCCAGAACAAAAGAATATACAACTTCTGATAAATACTATAAAGAGTTTTCTAAGAAAAAAGTTCCGCCGGACAATAATAATGTCACAAAAAGAGTAATAGACAGAACAAGTCTTGTTTATATGCAACCTCCGATAAGGAATATAGGCAAGGAAACAGATAAAACCATTAGAGAAGAATATAAGAAACTTACTAGAGGTAAAGATTTAAGAATGCACAAATCAGAGAAATTCTTAAATCTTCTAAACTTGATAGTTCTTCATCCTGCGCCTAGAAACAATCAATTGGAATATGATATTATCACCGACTTTGAACCTCGCTTTTCTGACGATGATCCTATGACACCGATAGGTATTTCATATCCACTTCATGTAAATTCTGAAGTAAGAAATACAGACCCTATCAAATGGGCTTATTGGGATAATCAAGTTCATATAATTTATGATGGGAACACAAATGAAATCATTAAAGAAATGCCTAATAAATATAAGATTTTACCTTTCCTGTTTATTTTTACTGATAAGCCTGAAACATATTTTATGGATGTTGACCCTGCTACTGATCTAATTGATATGAATTTAACCGTAAATGTTTTAGGAACTGATGCTACTTTAAATATGAGATACGGAGCGCATGGACAATACTACGGAACAGGATTCAAAGAAGAAACTAAAATACTGCTTGAACTTGGAGCTGACCATGCTTGGTTATTGCCTGAAGGCTCTACCGCAGGCGTTCTTACTCCTCCCGATATGCTTCAATCAATGAGTATGGGGATTAAAGACAAGATAAGGGTTGTCACAAATAATTATCATTTGCCACAAGGATTTATTGAAGGAGATCAGGCACAGCCTGAAAGCGGAACTGCTTTGCGGATTAGAAATCAAGAACTGACCGATGAACGAATCGGAGACATTAAACGATGGAGGTTAGTTGAAGAAGAATTATACAAGATTGAACAGATTATCGCAAAAGTTGAATTTAAAAAGAAACTTCCCGATCTGTTCTCGATTGACTACAGAGAACAAGAACAGATTCTTACCCCAGAAGAACAGATTGAAAAAGACACTTGGGATTTGGAACATAATCAAACTACTGAAGCTAAAATTCTACTTAGGAATGATCCAGATAAATATAAAACTCTCAAAGATGCCGAAGAAGAAGTACAAAAAAACAGGAATCAAAACAAAATGAAAGCGGAATCTGAAAAGACTCCTGCTGATAAGATTTTTGAAGGATTAGAACCCTCCATAACCCCTAAAACCCCCGAAATAGGGAATATCTAGGGTACTAAATGATTGACACTTCTTTATTTGAAACTGAAATATCTCTTATTGAGACAAGATTTTTGGGGGAGGTTGAAGCTCTTTTAAATCGATTAAGCTCTCTTTCAAAAGAGGAACAGCTTATCCTTTTAAGAGATATAGATTTTATGACCCGTTTGAATACTAATGGGTTGGACAAGATTTTAAATAAAATGTCAACTGCGATGACCAAAGAAATAAACGATCTGAGAAAATTCTATACATCTAAGGGGATTAATATTACTGCGGGATTTACTCCTTTATCAGCTTTGGTTCAGGAAGATTTGAATATGTTTATAGGTCAATATAGTGCTTATTCGTCTATGATAAAACAGAATCTAATTCAGGGGGTTGCTGCAAATACTCCTTCTGCTATTTTGGTTAAACAATTATCATCGTTGCCGGGCGGAACTTTATCGGGCAAGGAAGCAAAGTTTTTAATGGAAGAAACCTATGCAAGATTTTCCTCTGCTGTTACTGCAACTATATTTGAAGATGAGAAAGATACTGCTAAATGGGTATATATAGGACCAAACGACGGAAGAACCAGAGATTCCTGTAGGGCAGTTATGGAACAAGGAGGAAGTTGGACTATGGACGAAATCAACAATGGAGATGCCCATTCTGATATTGATTTTGTTTCAAGGGGAGGATTTAATTGTAGGCACGATTGGTTTTTAGAGAAATTGGCAACCAATGAATAAGAAGAAAATAGAAATAAATGGTGTTGTTTATGAGATTCCTGAAATAGTTCTCAAAGAGATGAAAAAGATGGAGAAAGACTGTGAACAATGGCATTTATTCACAGAAGAACTTAAACGATAACTTTAGGTATCAACGCAAAGGCTTAAAATGGCTGTATTGGAAACTAAAAAAATAGGACTTGGTAAATTGCCTCAAATTTTACCTGCTCAATGGTTAAAGATTGGTAATGAGTTAATTCAATTAATCAGATTAGATGCACAAAAGGGAATAAGCCAGGATGATTCTACTCCGACATTTGCTGAATACAGCGATTGGTATGGAGATTTTAAAATGAGAGGTGATCCTGATCCTTCAGGAAGGACAACAGATTCCCAAGTAGACCCTCCGAACTTAAAGTATACAGGGGAAATGTTAAGAAAGATATATGCCCGAAACCCAAGAAAAGACGGGATAACAATACAGTATGAAGAGGGAGAAAGAGTTTTAGAGAATATTCGTATGTCAAATAGAAATATCTTCGATGTCAATTCAAAAAATATGAATTGGATAGCCAATGAAGTGGTTAAAATATTTGATGAAAATGCTAAAAAGTTAAAAGATTTAAAATTGAAAATAGGCAAATGACACTTTTTACTTGTTTTTATGACAACAATACATTATATTATAAAATAATTTTTTTAAGGCAACCAAAAGGAGCAAACTCAGATGAGTAAAGAACACATCTCTAAAATTAGAGAAGCGTTGGGGGAAGATTCTTCCAAAGTAGAAACATTCTTGAAAGGTATCGAGAGTGATTATAGTAAGTTTGATGTTGAGTTAGATGATTTAAGGGAAACCATAAAGCACGTTAATACGGAATCTAAACAACGTAAACTTAAAATTCGTGAACTAGAAAGCGATCTTGAAGATAAGGATGGAGAGATAGAAACTTTAAAGGGCAAAGATATGTCTGAAGAAGTTAAAACCCTACAGGCAAAAGTCAAGGGTTACGAAGATATGGAGGCTGAAAAAATCAAGACTAAGGCTAAGGGATTCATTGACAAATATGATAAATTAAAAGACCATGCGGATTGGGATGCTTGTAGTGCAAACTTTAATCTTCCAAATCAAATTAAAGACGATAAAGACGGAAAATTGGACTGGGAATCAATGGATGTTAATGAAATAGCTAAGAACGCTGACAAACTTACGGAATATATTGGCATTGGAAAACTAGGGGAACCTAATCCTAATTCTGAAGATAGAAATATGAGTAGGACAAAGAACTCAGGGAATTTCAATGTTTATGATGATCAATTTCCAAAATAAAATTTAAAGGAAAAAAATTATGGCACAAGCGAATATTCGCAAATTAGCAGAGCAATGGGGCGCTGCTGGTGTGGCTGAGATGGATTCACTTACTAAGGCATCGGGAATTTTGCAAGTGGCAGAGGCTATTCCGGCTTCGCACGATATGTACCACAAGCACAAGAAACTTGACGCTTTGCCGACATTCTCGGTAACTGATGCTGCGGGGAGTCTTGGTGATGTAACAACTAATAACAACATCTATCAGACTGACCTTAAGTATATTAAAGCACACGAATCTGAACCTGCTGACATTGTGGACCATTGGAATGGCGGACCGCCTGCTTATTTTAATGACCAAAGACCTGCTTTCTTAGAGTCTTTCGGACAGACTGCTTCAAAGACCATTATATATGGTAATAACGCTACTTTCGGTGACGTTGGTGGAATGATAGGCTGGCATCAAATGGCGAAAGCATACGGTAATGAAATAGATGCAGGTGGAGATTCAGGTTCAACAACTACGATCTTTGCTGTTAAATTCAGACAGGGTTCAAATGGCTGTGGAATACTCTACGATAGTAAAGTAAACGGTCCCGGACAATTCATGACTTCTGATGTTAAGAATGGTGGGAAATCAATCTTAGAAACGACCAATACCACAGGTAGATTGAAACAAGAAGTATATCAAGTCGTTCATAAGGGAATCTTAGGATTCTTGAGTACTTCAAGCTATGATGTTGCGAGAATACATTCGATTCAATACGCTACTGACGATACTCCGACTGCTGACGAAATGCAACAGTTGATTGATATGGTTCGTGGTGAGTCAGGAAACACTTTCTTGTTTATGAATCGGTTAGGTCGAAGATCAATTAATAAATTGAAGAATGATGACTTAATAGCTAACATTAGCGACAAAGAATACAATACTATCATTGAAACATATAATGGTATTCGTATTGTATTAGACGAGAATATTTTATCAACCGAAACTTCAGCATTGGATTAAGGAGGCTATCATGGCAGATTATAGATATGGCAACAATGTTGTCGCTGAGTTAAGTGATGCAGTAGCTATCGGATATGATGGATCAACGGCAGATACAACTTCAATGTATCATCTTGTAGGTCAAACCGGTGGACAGTTGTGGATAAGGGTTTATGCTCATACTGCGGTTACAATCGGTACGGGAGAATATTGGTACATTGAGTTTCAGGCTTACACTGCTGATACTGCTGCAAGTGCTGATAGTCCGTTCTCTACCGCTAACAGTGGTGGAATTAATCAGGCTACCGGAACAGCAGAACCAGAGGCTCACTACTATCCATTGCATTGCACAAGTGCTGATGGAGAGGCTTCTTGGGCTGCGGGGGATTTAATTACTGAAATGGCGATACCTGAAAAATTGTGTAGGCTTTTAAGTCTAGACTATGTTCAGTTAACGAATGTTACAGATAAAACCGATCCCGGTACGGATGAAACGATAGACGTTTTAGTTTGCGTTAATCCGTCTTAATTGACAAGTGAGAATAAGGGGCAGGAAACTGCCCCTGTTCTTGAAACCTTTTAATAGGAGTTTAAGTGAAAGATACAGATAAAATAGAATTTTTTGACCCGATAGAAAGAGTTGGAGGTCAGATAACTATAGGACAATTAAAGGAACACCTTTTTGGTGTTAAACAAGAATCTAAACCAAAAAAGACCGTTCCGAAGAAAACGGAAACAAAAAATGAAAAATAAAATTTTAATAATAATGGCTTTGATGGTGGGTTTAAGTTTTGCACAAAAGCCGAACACAAGAACTCCTCAAAGCGGTGACTGGATTAATGTTATAGATTCAGATGGTATGGTATGGGATTATACGGTTAATCAAGTTTTAACTGCATCCCTTAACCCTACCTTTACTGATTTAACTATTTCCGGTGATGCTGATGTGGTTGGTGCTTTAACTGCGGGTTCGATGACTTCTGATGCAGGTATTTCGTCATTAACTGCAACTGTTTCAGATTCGGTTTTTGCGGATACATTAGAAACAAATGTAGCGTATGTTGGAAAAACAACCGCCACCGATATTTATTCCAGTACACGAACAACCACAAGTAATAATTATCAAGATATGATTAATACTGAATGGACTTGTGGTGGTGATATGGCATCAGGTGGAAGTAATGGTATTTATGCTATTGCTAATCCTGTTGATACATTGCAAAATGCTTACGCATTAAGAGGTCGTATGGATTTAAGAGATGCTACTGATGATGTATATGTTAATCAGCTTCATGCTATTGATGCTTTAATTAATTTAAGTGACATTGATACAGTAAATTATTTTGCTGATGATAATATTTCAGTTATGGGAGCTGCAATTCATGGTGGAGTTACGGGAGCATTAATGGATGGAACAGGGACAGGCTCACTTGGTGGAGCAACTTTAAATCTCTATCAAGGTGTGTGGGGTCCAACTGCTGAACAGGATTACAGTCTTGAAACTAACTTTGCTAAATTCATAAGCCATGCAGGGACAACTGTGGATTATGGTTTAAATATCGAAAGTTCAAGTGATATGGATGCAGGAATTTTACTTAACAATCATGCTTCAAATTCTCCCGCTACAATGGATGTGGGTATTGAGATGATTAGTGCTTCGAGTAAAATGGTGTATGGCATTGACATGGATGCAGCAGATATGACTACTGCTGACCTTAGATTAAATAAAGGTGCTTTAATTAATAACAACCATGCCGATTCACTAACAATTACCGAATCAATGACTGTAATTGATGGTGATTTAACTGTAAGTGGTGATGCTGATGTGGTTGGTGCTTTTACTGCTAATTCAGTTGCTTCTGATGGTGCTGTTAGTGGTACAACCATTACGGGTTCAGCTAAACTTGATATTGACCAAGCAGTAAGTGGTGGTTCTGCTGTAGGAAATATAATTAAATTAACTCAAGCAGCAGGAGAAACATACTCGGGTACAACCGCAGGATTAACTGTTAAGAATTATGATGCTGATGGAACAGTGGTACATGGAAGTGATGAGAATACAGGATTAGTTGTATTTATGAAACAGCAATCTGCTTCGGGTACCGGTGGTGAAAATTCAATCATGAGTTTACATTCGCATAGTTCTGCTGTAGGAAAATTAGATCATGGATTAATAATGTATCCTGATACTGTCGGAAGTGCTATTGCAGTTAGAGATGCTGTAGTTGATTATGGATTAGATTTCGCCGATAGAGATAATGTAACTATAAATAACGCAGAGATCAGGGGCTCTAACGGTGAAACAATAGACAATACGACTGATGGAGTTTGGGATTTTGGAACTGCAAGAGTACAGTTAGATAGTATATGGCACGCTTACGGAGGATTTGAAGATTCATCTATAACTATTGATTTAACTCAAAATACTTGGGCAAATATAAAAAATGCAGGTGGAACATTATGGGGTATTGATCATTCGAATGGATTTTCAATGTCAGGAGATACATTGACTATTGAAAACTCAGGACATTATTCCGGTTCATTGTCAATAACCTTAAGTGGTGCAAATAACGACGAAGTTTATATGAGAATATATAATGTAACTCAAGATGATTCTACATATAAAATAGGATTTACTGGGGTAGGTGCAACTGCATTTAGAAATGTGACAATGCCGATTTATCTTACCGCAACTGCCAATGATGAATTTGTACTACAATTATTAAACACAGATTCAAACGATGATGCAATAATTAGAAGTGCAATTTTTCACATGACTTACTTACACGATTAGAGGCGATTATGAAAAAAATACTAATATTACTATTTATAGGATTCATATTTGCACAATCTGATTTAGGTAGAGCTGACGGTCAAGTCAAAATGCAGAACGATGTGATGGATATGATAAATATTGACGATGGATTACATTACTCTCTTAAAGGGACATTCACGTTAGGAACTGCTACTGATACTTCGTTAATAGTGTTTGACAATAATTCCACTGTTGTAGATTTGAATTGGGAAATTAATGGCTTAGTTGCTACCACTGTTTTGATTACTGAAGGCGGTGCTACTATAGACTCCACCATTGTTAAATTAACTCCAATAAATCTTGACAGAAATTCCACAAGTACAACAGGGATTGATTCTGTTAGTTCAGTACCAGAAGATTCAACAGGTATTGGTAGATATGGTTCAACTACTTTAGCAAATATTTCATTTGGTGCATTACAAAGTGCTGATGGCAGACTGTTACTAGCAAGTGATTCACTAACAGTGTTTAAAATAACCACCGATGCAAATTCCAATAAAGTTTATTATAACTTTAATTGGATAGAATATTAAGACTTGACAGTAATTATAACTTCTACTTAATATAGGTAGTCGTTATTTTAAAATAATATAGGAATACGGGGCTATCCTGATTTTCTCAAACCTCTCATTTCACTTGGGGTAGCCCCATCGAATTATGAGAAAACAATGTCCTAATTGTCAATCATTCCACACAATTAAAAAAGGTACTCGCCACACCAAGCAAAGGTTTAAATGTTTGGATTGTGGTAAGTGGTTTTCATTTAGTAACTCAATACCATCAAACGCAAAAATTCTTTTATTTGACATAGAAACTGCACAAATGGAAGTTAAGGTTTGGCAGTTAAAACAACATGGTTTTATCCAACACCATAGAATAGTTAAGGATTGGTTTATATTGTGTTGGTCTGCTAAGTGGCTTTATTCCAATGAAACAATAGGCGAATGTGTTACGCCTAAAGAAGCTAAAAAGAGAGATGATTTACGAATTATGATTCCTATGTGGAAACTATTAGATGAAGCAGATATAGTCATAGGACATAATGTGAAAAAATTTGATGTTGGTAAAATCAATGCAAGATTTTCAGATCATGGATTTACAAACCCTCCACTACCATATCAAATAATAGACACTCTTTTACAATCTAGGGGTACCTTTAATTATAGTTCTCATAAATTAGATTTTATCACAGGATTTTTAAAACTTCCGCAAAAACTGAAAACTGAAATTGAACTTTGGGACGGTTGTGAGGCAGGTAAAAAGGAATATTTAGATAGAATGTTTGAATATTGCAATAATGATGTAGTTATCAATGAAGAAGTTTATCTATTAGAAAGGTCTTGGATGAAAAACCATCCAAATTTACCCCTATATGGAGACTTAAATGAAGAAAGGTGTAGTTACTGCAATAGCACTAATTTGCAAAAAATAAAAGGCAAATACTATGTTACCCCTATGAATAAATATCCTCTATATAGATGTGAATGTGGAGCAGTTTCAAGGGGTAGAAAATCTGTTATTACTCCACAACAGAAAAGTAATTTAGTAAGGAGTATTGCAAGATGAGAAATTCTATAAAAGAATGGGTTAAGAAATACTGTGCGATACATAGATTTACAATATCTAAACCCAATAAAAAACCACATCCCTATCTTTCAGTAATGTCACATAGAATGGAAAAATGCCCATTTGGATATTTTGATGATATAACGAAGGCTTTTAATTGGATAAAGGAACAACAAGATGAGTATTCTTCTAACCAAACAACTTAAACTCGGTTCTGACATAGCAAGGTTAATCATTTATGCTGAATCTTTAGGCTATCAACTTAAATTCGGTGCTGCCCTAGTTCATGAAGATGACACAGTCCATAAGAAAAACTCCCTCCACAGAATGAGCTTAGCAGTTGATTTACTATTATTTAAAGATGGTAATTATTTAACAAAGACAGAAGATTACCTACCTTTAGGATTGTATTGGGAGGCTATGGGAAACTCGTGGGGAGGAAGATTTGGCGAATCTGAAGCCGGAAAAGGTGACGGAAAAGACGGAAATCACTTTAGTATCCCTTATTTTGGTATGAAATAATTTAAAATAATCCTTGACAAGAATTAGTATTTAGGCCTATTTTAGCGGTAGAAATAGGCTTTTTTAATTATAAAAAGGAGAGAGGTATGGATGTTAAAAGAGAAATTGAATTGTATTGTCTTAAAAGAAAAAAATCATCAGGATTTTTGGGTAGACCCGGCAACGATGGCAACTACTATAATATTACACCAATAATACTTCCTGACAATTATAACCCTAATAATATAATCTGTCAATTCCTTACGAATCACCACACTAAAAGGGAATTTACACCATTCAAATCGAGGCATTAATATGTTAAACGTAATAGCAAAATGTGATTATCATAAATGTACCGCAGGAGATAATGACACTCCTAAAACAAAGGGATTTTGTCATTCTTCTGTAATCCCAGAACATCCGGCCATTTTAAATATGCTAAAAAAAATGGGTTGGGTAATTACTGATACTAAACAGTTCTGTTCTTGGAAATGTCAAGAAGATTATGAAATCCGATGTGAACATATAGTTGTAAAGAAAAACGGATATACTCAATGTATCAAATGCGGAAAAGTATGGCAACCTGATTATGATTTAATGAGGGAGGGTAAGTGAAAGATCATCGAAAGAAATTCTCAAAAGAAGGAGATGATACCGTCTTAGCTTACTATCTTGAACTTCTTAAAATGAGAAGAAAAAGACATCGATGTTTAGGAATAAAGAGAAGAATTGTAAAAATAATTAAGGAGTTTTAATGGATTCACTATACGAACTAACAAATGAATATCAAGAAGCATTGTCGGTTCTTGAAGATTTAGACGATGAAGCTGTAAGAGACACCCTAGATGCAATGAAAGGAACTATTGAGGTTAAATCTATAAACGTAGCCAAATATGTGGGAAATCTCTTAGCCTCAGCTACCGCCATAGACACTGCTATGAAACAAATGTCTGCAAGAAAGACTATCTTGGAAAATAAGGCTAAACGTATTAAGGAATATCTTAAAAAGAATATGGAAATCAATAAGATATATAGTATAGAGTGTCCTGAATTTGTCTTAAAGATAGTCAATAATCCCCCAAAGGTTGTAATAGGGGAAGAAGATTTAATACCTAAAAAATATAAAACATCTAAAGTTACCACTACAATCAACAAAAATGAAATAAAAAAGGCACTAAGTAGTGGTAAGGAAATAAGTGGTGCAAAATTAGAATCAAGTACGAGGTTACAAATAAAATGAACTTAAATCAAAAACTAATAGAGATTCGGAAAGAACTTCCTTATCTAAAAAAGGGAACTAAGGGGTATCAATATTCTTATGTTTCAGGCTCGGAAATTCTTTATAAAATTCAAACCAAAATGAATGAACTTGGAATACTTTTATATCCCGAAATAACCAACTGTACCTTAGAAAGAAACGATTTTACTCAAATAGTTAAAGACAAAAAAGGCGATGAATATGAAAAATTCAGACAGGAAAGATTTACTGTTTCTAATGGATTCTATGTTTGGGAAGATGCTGAAAAGGGCGATATAAAAAAGGTTTCTTGGGTATTTATGGGCGAAATGGATGATTCGTCTAAATCTATAGGCAGTGCATTAACCTATGCTGAGAGATATTTTCTCTTGAAGTTCTTTAATATTCCTACAGATGAAGATGATCCCGATGCTTTCCAAAAGAAGAATAGTCCGCCACCAATACCTGTTAAGGCTAAACCAATGACTAAATCTCAGAAAGAAGAACTTGAATCTATTGCTAAAAAACTGCCTGTTGTAAGTGCGGGTAAATTAAATAATTGGTTAAAAGGAAACAAGACTAGTTTTGATAGTGCATTGAAATCTTTAGAACACTATAGAGAAGTATTAAAAAAAGAAAAAGATAAAGAAACTATTGATCAATCAGATAAAACAGAAGAAGTACAAAACGAACTTCCGTTATAAATGTTTTATGACCTTTCCAACCCAACAGAACTCAAATCTGCTCAATCCAGGTTTTCATTTTTGGTTGCCGCTGAAAAGAAAATTAACCTATCAGAAAAACGCAGAAAGAGAACTTTTCGACAAAATAGATACCTCCATCTCCTGTTGGGTTGGTTTGCAGTGGAAACGGGATTTACTCTATCGGAGGCTAAATATATTTATAAAAAACAATCAAAAGAAATATTTGTTTATACCAAAAAAGATGTTAAATTTTTTAGAAGTTCAGCAGATTTAAATACTAAAGAAATGACTATTACTATTGATAGATTTAGAAATTACTCTAATATAACTGCGGGAATTTATTTGCCGGAAGCAAACGAAACTGAATTTCTAAATCACATAGAAAACGAACTAGAAAAATATGAAAATAAGGTTTATATATAATGGCTAGAGGTAGAATACTAAGCAGAACTATCGCCACTGACGGTAGATTCAATAAGCTAACCATAGTAGAACAATGGCTGTTTATGCGCCTATTACCTTTTGCCGACGATCATGGTCGTTTACCTGGAAACTTAATCGAACTCCGATTACTTTGTATTCCCGGTTCTACTATCAACAATGCGGATTTAGAAGATGCTTTGATTAGATTAGATGAGTTAGAATTAATCTATTATGATAAGGGCAGGGTAATTCAGTATCGTTCTTGGTTGAAGAATCAGAAACTTAATCATAAACCTGCCGAATCTGTATTTCCTAACCCACGTCAGTATACCAAAACAAAAGAGAGAGAACCCGAGAAAATAAAACGGGCAGTAAAATCTGAGGAAACAAATTTTAATAATGTAGTAATAACCTTTGAAGATTTTTGGAACATAGGATTTAAAAAAACAGATAGAAAAAAATGTATGGCAAAATGGACTGAGATTCCCGATGAACAAAAACTAGGATTAAAGAGATTCGCAGAAAGATACGTTAAGGGCAAGAAGGGATTACAGAATCCATATACTTTCTTGGCCCTCAAAAAATGGGAGAAAGAAATAGTTGTTTCTACCAATCCTAAAGACTTTACTCAAATTACAGATGGAGTTTATAGGGCGTACTGTTCGGTCTGTGGAAATGAAGTATACCCGTCAGCTTTAGAATTATCAGGGGTGTCAGTTTGTTGCGATGCTCCCCTGTCCCCTGACAGACCTTTACCAAAAATTCATTTACCAAAACTTAGGAACTTAGAATAGGAGTTAATAATGCAAAAATCAAGTCTTAACAGAGTAATTTTAATTGGCAGGGTAGGTCAAAATCCTGAGTTAAAATTTACTACAAGGGGAACAGCAGTCTGTAACTTATCAATGGTTACAAACGAAATCTTTAAGGATAAAGAAGAAAAAGCAGAATGGCACAATATAGTCATTTGGGGCGAAAGCGGTGAGCGTGCAGCGGAATGGATTGAAAAAGGACAATTAATAAACATTGAGGGAAGGATTCAGACTCAATCATGGGAAAATGATCAGAAAGAGAAAAGATACAAAACGGTTATTATTGCCGATAATTGGACCACCCTAACCTCTAAGAAAAATAAAGAAGAACCACTTAAACAGAATGATGACGGCGAAGAACTCCCATTCTGATGATTATTTCTATAATGAATTTTTACCAAGATTCAGTACAGCGCAGGCAGACCCACCGATTGGAGTTGGAATTGAAACCTCAGTTCGGTTGGCAAACAGAATTAAGTTATTTAACAATGTCCAAAGTTACAATCTATGGGAATGTCCTGTCGCTGTGTTGAAACAAATTTTAAAAGAATTAAGAAAGGAATGGAGTTATAATGTACTACAACACCAATCACATTAACGGGGAAAGTCTAAAGAATGCTCATAAGAACAATGCAACGCAAACAGATATTGTTTTAAAATACTTTGAAGAACACGCATCAGAAACCCTAAGCCCATCGGAGGTTTGGGACAGATTGAAATCATCGCATTCTATTTCATTTAATACTCCATTAACATCTATCAGACGTTCAATATCTGACCTTACTTCCGATGGCAAACTAACTAAGTCCGATATGATGAAAGACGGTCCTTACGGATCGCCTGAGCATCAATGGTTTTTGAATGCACCGGGACAGTTGGAGTTGATATGAGTTTAAAAGGTTGTTAATGTATGAAATCTGAACGTCAAAGAGCTATAGACACTGCGGACCGATGGTTCAGCAGATACATTCGCATTTCCGATAAACACAATCAAATCAACGGTCAAGATGTTTACTGTAAATGCTACACAACAGGAAAATACTATCACATTAAAGATATTCAGTGCGGTCATTTTATCGGTAGAGGTCATTTTTCTACTAGATATAACGAAATAAACGCAAAACCTCAGGGGGTTTATGCAAATAAGTGGAAATCGGGTATGCCATTAGAGTTCAGAACAGCATTAATCGAGCAATATGGCACCAAAACGGTCGAATCTCTTGAAACTAAGGGTAACATACCCCTCAAGTATTCTATCGTTGAATTAAGGCAGATAGCTAAGGAGTTTCGGTT